ACATAGATTTATATTGATATGCCTACTTATCCTCTTATTAATAAAGAAACTGGTGAGAAGAAAGAACTTTCTATGCCAATGACGGCATATGATCAATGGCGAAAGGATAATCCTGATTGGGATAAAGACTGGCAGGCAGGTGTTGCTGGAGTTGGTGAAGGTAGTGATTGGAGGAAGAAATTAGATGGAGGTTGGAATGAAGTATTAGATAGAGCTTCAAAACAACCTGGTGCAACTGTCCGTAAATATCGTGATTATAGTTTTTAAATGCCAAGAAAAAAGAAAGTAGATCAACCAATAGGTGTCGGATTAACGGCAAAACATATGAGAAGAAGAAAACCAATTAATAATGATTTTTTAGTTGATATAAGTCCTCTTACTGATAATCAAAAGAAATTATTTGATTCTTATAATGAAGATAAGAATTTAGTTGCTTATGGTGCTGCTGGAACTGGCAAAACATTTATTACTTTATATAATGCTTTAAAAGATGCTCTGGATGAAACAACTCCGTATGAAAAAATATATATCGTAAGATCTCTTGTTGCTACTAGAGAAATTGGATTTCTTCCTGGTGACCATGAAGATAAATCTACTCTTTATCAGATACCATATAAGGCTATGGTAAAGTATATGTTTGAAATGCCTACAGCAGTAGATTTTGAAATGCTTTATGGTAATCTTAAAGTACAAAATACAATAAAGTTTTGGAGTACATCTTTTCTTCGCGGAACAACTCTTGACAATTCGATTATTATTGTTGATGAGTTTCAAAATTTAAATTTTCATGAACTTGATAGTATAATGACAAGAGTTGGATCTAATTCTAAGATTATGTTTTGTGGTGATGCTAGTCAAACTGATCTTACTAGATCTAATGAAAAGAATGGAATTTTTGATTTTATGAAAATTTTAAGAATTATGCCATCTTTTGATATAATTGAGTTTCAATTAGATGATATTGTTCGATCAGGACTTGTTAAAGAATTCCTAACTGCTAAGTATCAGTTAGGAATGTGAATTTTATATTTGACTAAAATTTAATTATCGGTTATAATGTAGGTGTAGAGAGGTTTTAATGTAGGTGTAGAGAGGTTTTAATGTTTAATCATGTTGACTTGAATCTTTGTCCATTAGAGAGGGAGACTATTGAAGGTGTAAGATATTATAAAGTTCCTGATTTTGAGGAATACATTAAGTTAGTATCAATTACATCAATAACTAGTCATTTTAATAAAGAAATTTTTATTAAATGGAGAAAAAAAGTTGGAAATGAAGAAGCAGATCGTATTACTAAAGCGGCAACAAGTCGTGGAACTGATATGCATACTCTCACTGAATATTATTTAAAAAATGAAGAACTTCCTAATGTTCAACCTATTTCTGAGTTTTTATTTAAGATTTCTAAATCAAAACTAAATAATATAGATAATATTTGTGCTATAGAAAATTCTCTATATAGTAGAGTCTTAGGTATTGCTGGAACAGTTGATTGTATTGCAGAATATAATAACGAATTAGCAATAATCGATTTTAAAACATCAAAATATCCAAAACCAAAAAAATGGATTGAAAATTATTTTGTTCAGTGTGCAGCATATGCTTGTATGTTGTATGAATTAACTGATATTGNAGTTAAAAAATTTGTAATTATCATGGCGTGTGAAAATGGAGAATGTGTTGTTTATGAAGAATACGACAAATCAAAGTACATCAAATTACTCAGCAAATACATTAGAAAATTTGTTGAGGATAAATTGGGATTATATGAAAGTAAATAACGAATTAGAAGAGGCACTAGAGAATAAATTTCTTACTCCCTCAAAGTTTGCAATGGAAATTGAAAAGATCGCTGCAGAAGATAAAATTAATTATATTGATGCTATCTGTCAATATTGTGAAATTAATGATCTTGAAGTAGAATCTGTTACTAAATTAGTTTCAAAACCTTTGAAGGAGAAATTAAAATGGGATGCAACACGTCTTAATTTTATGAAACGAACTTCTAGAGCAAAACTTCCAATATAAGGGATTTAAAAATTTTATTTGTAATTATGATTAGTATATGAAAGTGACACCTTTTGAAACATACCAATCTTATCTCTCTATGAAGAGTCATTTTACTAATCCTAAATATGACTTTTTTAAGTATGGAGGAAAATCACGTGCTACAATATCTTCTTTTAATAAACGAAAAGATAAGTATTGGTTTGAAAAAACTTCTAGAAAATATTCAGATCAAGAAATATTAAATTTTTTATTATCGAATTTTGTATCTACTGATAACCCACAAAACTTATGGATTGGAGAAATTATCAATTCTGGAGAAAGGATATACGCAGATTGGATGAAAAGGAAACAGAGTTTGACATACTTGTTCAAGGAACAATCAAAACAATTATTTTGCGAAAACAAATTAGAAGAGGTTTTCAATTGCTCGAAAGGACATCCTTTAATTCTAAAAAGATATCTGGGTGGAGAAATTTCACTAGAAACATTTATAATACTGGAAAAAATTTTTTCCTTTCAAAGTAAATTTGATAAAAAATTACAAGATCCTGTATGGGAACTTGTTAGTTTAAAGATTAAAAAATACTTACCTTTTTTAAGTATTGATGTATTTCATTATAAAAAGATATTAAGAGATATAATTAACGAATGATTTGATATTGCTATTTTTGATTATATGTGCTATAATAAATACTGTGGAAATATCCACAAATTCAATTTATCCCCCGAAATCTAAATGTCTTTCGCTAATCTTAAAAAACAATCTAAATTAGGATCTCTTACCGAAAAATTGGTAAAAGAAGTCGAAAAAATGAATAATTCTAATGGTAGTGCTGATGAACGTTTATGGAAGTTAGAAGTAGATAAAAGTGGTAATGGTTATGCTGTTATTAGATTTTTACCTGCTCCTGATGGTGAAGATCTACCTTTTGTAAAATTGTATTCTCATGCTTTTCAAGGACCTGGTGGTTGGTATATTGAGAATTCTTTGACTACTCTTGGACAGAAAGATCCAGTATCTGAATATAATACGTTATTATGGAATAATGGTACTGATTCTGGTAAAGAATTGGCACGTAAGCAAAAGCGTAAATTAACTTATATTTCTAATATCTATGTTGTAAAAGATCCTACTAATCCTGAAAATGAAGGAAAGGTATTTCTTTATAAGTATGGTAAAAAAATCTTTGATAAGATTACTGAAGCAATGAATCCAGAATTTGAGGATGAGGAAGCAATTGATCCATTCGATTTTTGGCAAGGTTCTAATTTCAAATTGAAAGCAAAGAATGTTGCTGGTTATCGTAATTATGATTCTTCTGAATTTGCACGACCTTCCGCTTCATTATTAGATGATGATGATGCTATGGAAGCAATCTGGAATAAGGAATATTCCCTTCAAGGATTTGTTACTTCTGATCAGTTTAAAACTTATGAAGAATTGAAGACTCGTTTAAATTATGTTCTTGGTACTAAAAGTGCTCTTCCTAGTCACGATCAAGAAACGTTTGAAGAAGAGCAATCATTTATGAATGATAATCAAAGTAAAACTTCAGATGTTACTTCATCAAATGAAGATGATGATACTTTAAGTTATTTTGCTAAACTAGCAGAAGAATAATCTTATGGGAGGGAAACCTCCCCTTTTTTTATGGAGTAGTATTATATGTATTTTCAGTTATGATAGTTTTTCGATCAATATATTGAGAAGATTTATCATAGAATAATTTAGTTCTCATATCTTTTAATACTTGTTGTAGATATTCTGGTTTTAATAAGTAAATAAGAGATTTTTTATTATTTAATTCTGTTTCATATTCAAAATTACTAACCCCTCTTACAGGAGTTAAAAATGCACCAAAAGTATCTGGATTAGGAATTTTAAAATTACTATCAACTTCTAATCCAGATTGTAAAATTAATCTTTTTTTAGAATCTTTAATTTCTTTAGTTTCATAATGATGAATATCATTTATATTTGTACCATAAACTCTATTACAATAATCATATAATTCTTTATTTGACAAAGGCCAATCTTCTCTTATATTAGTTATACCAGAACTTGTAATTACAACCCAATCATAAGCACTACTTCCATAAACTTCTTCTGCTATTAAGTCTGGTCTCATACCATCAATAATTTCATATTTGTTAAATAGGGTGAAAACATTTTGAAGATCATCTCTTATTTTTGCTCTTCTAAAAATATTCTTTATAAGAATATAATCTTGAGATGATTGTTTATCTGATAAGAAGGATTGGTATCTTATATTTGGTAGTTCTCTAAAATAAGTCATTAATACCCTACTCCAGTAATGCCTTTATCTTCATCATAGTCTTCAGAGTATATTGGAGATAGTTCCATAAATGATAAATCCAAAATCATATGTAATGGTGTTGCATCATGATATGCTGAATATTGTCCAGATCCAGCATAATTAACATGCATATTAGTTAAAGCACATATTTTGAATTTATTTAAAAATGGATGTTCTTCAGCACCTTGCATATACTGTATCTTAAATACATTTGGACTTTTAACAAAAAATCCACCAGTACTTGTTTTACGTGGAAGCATTTCTGTTTTGAATTTTCTTATAATTTTTTTAATA